GTCACCAGCAGACCGTTCAACCGCTGCGAAAGGGTTGATGCTTTCAGCAATCTGCTTAAGCTCCTCATAATCCTCCAGTTTCACAAGAGACTGGATATCATGCAGAGAATCCATCCACTCAGCAACTTCCTTGCCGCTACCCGCAGGGGTAGATTTAGGGCGAGGTGCTGACTGGTCGTACTTAGGCCATTGGCCCTCCATGACCTTAATGATCTTAAAATCATGTCCATTCTCGGTGTCGGTGATATCCCCGTAGTCAGGGTCCACCATGGCGGCAATGATCTTCTTGAAGAGGATGATCCCAATGGATAGAATCTTAACCTCTCCAGTCTCTCGGTCAACAACATTCATGTAGTACCGATCACGCCCTTTAATTTGACGCGCAAGGTTCTCATCTTTAGTAGGCTCCTTCCAAAGAGAGTAATACAGATTGCAGATAGGGCACTGCTCCCCGTGTACTTGACGGCAGTGAATGTTTTTAACCGTGCCGTCTGCCATCGGAATCCTATGCAACTTTGTCATTGCGTAGAAGTTGTCATCATCACCCTTGGGAGGGAGAATGCGAACAGAGTTGGTCCCGTCCTCAATTTTAAGGAATGCATCAGACATCCCACCACCGCCAGAACCCTTACCTGAAAGGTTTGCGTGGATTTCCTTAATTTTATCTAAATCAATAGCCATTGTAAACTCCTGTAGTTAGTTAAGCTGTGAGTGCTATAATAGGCAAACTATGCCAGTTGTGTTAGCTGTAAATGTTTTTTTCTGCCCTCATGTTGGCAGAGAGTTGTACCAAAAGATCCTTCTTCTGGCTTAAAGATTGAACTAGACTTTTGAGCATATTATACTTCAAAGTTAATTCATTAACCTCACGACCGATGCGCCCGTACTCGGGTTGGGATAGGACATAATCATCCAAATCCTTAGCCGTAGGTTTTTTTGCAAGGCTCCTCCCCTCCTCTGTTCTTTCCTTCCTAGTTTGAGCCATGTACATGGTAAGCTCCAGATTTTTATCATCTAGTCTTTTCTTACAGAGATCCTGCATCGCAGAGTAATAGGAATAATGGCTTGCGTGCCTAGACAATTCAACATCCATGTTACTTCTATCAATCTTAGTAATGCTTTGACAAATCTCATTGTATGTATCCATGTCAAGCTCATTAATAATCTGATTTATATCTAATTTAGGCATAATAATTCTCTCGCTAGTTCAGGGTTTAATCGAGCAAACATAATCATTGCTCTGGACATTGTAATAGTCACAGCCTCGTTTGAAGTTGTGATAGATTCCTCACTTTCGTCACCTGAACCCCCTAACCCACAGAAATCCAAGAAGATATGGCAAATTTCATGTAGCAAGGTTTCTCTTGCAGGAGCATCTTCCATCTTTTTTTCTAAACTAATAACATAGTTGTCGAAATCACATGTGCCCCAACAGGTTGATTCCCCTGACTTCAATCCAGATACAAGTTTAATGTCGAATACAGCCCAACCAACATCGACGCGACCATAAACAAGACCTTGACCAGTAATCAAATCAAAAATGTGTTTACTCTTCTGAGTCATAAGGATCCGTTTCGCTTAAGGTTAATGTGCTATAATCAATAGATACAGGAACTACAAATCGCTGCTTTCCGTTTCGAGACTTCATCACATAGCATCTCATGTGACCATCATCGAACTCCTCTTCAGTTTGGTTTAGGGAGATAGCGTAATCACAAGTTCTGATTTTGCCATACGCATCTGCTAACTCTGCGTCCGTGATAAGTTTTACTGACCTACCTTGACGGTTGGTTTGTGTAGCGGTCCACAGCAATACATCACACTCTACTGCAAGGCCTCGTAGCTCCTCAGAAATTCTTTGCTGCGCCTGATACTCTGCCAGCCCATCCCTTGTGGGACGCAAAAGCTCAAGATAATCAATAAGAATAACATCAGGCTTAAAATCCTCATAGTTTTGGAGTTGAACAAGCAGGGATCTGATGTCGTTGATATTTGCTAGTCCCGTAGGAAACTCCTTAATCATAAGCTGCCCATTAGGAAACTTCTCCCCAAAAAGCTGAAGCCTTTTTTGCAGCAAACCAAGGCTATCCTTAAGCTTTTTCTGGGGGATTAGCGTCATCACAGAATCGAAGCGAGCGGCAATCCTATCCTCACTCATCTCCAAGCTAATATAGAGAACCTTTTTGTTCTGCATCAAGGCGGCTACACCCTGATTAACTAAGTAGAGGCTTTTGCCCACCCCAGGAGGCGCGACTACCATAGCCAACTCTTTGTTACCTAAGCCGCCTTCTAATTCTCTTGACAAGGTATCAAAAACAGTTGGGTGCCTATTACCCCTATTGTCATCTAGGCTTCTCTCAAAGCGAGCGAGGACCTCTGAGAAGTAACTCTGACCGAGATCAACATTCCTGTTAATACACAAAGCTTCTCGAACAAGTTCCTCAATCTCGCCCATTCGATCATCCTTAAGTAGCCCAATGCTACTGGTAATGGCTTCACGCATGGCAGACTTCTGAGCGAAGTTCTCAATGATATCAAGAAAGAACTCGCTATGCCCTATGCAGGAGGCATCCATCGAGTTAACCTTGTAAAGCTCATCATCATAATCAGAAAGATCTTCCTTGGAGCCTTTAAAATCCTTAACACACTCTAACAGGTGTAAGTCTTTAGGAATATCTTTGTAGTCCTCGTAATACTTGCTTATGGCTTGATAAATATTTGAGTGAATAGGGTACTCAAAATATTCAGGCCTTACAAGGGAGCTAATCTGAAGATAAAAATCTCGGCTGTACTTGGCGAGAAACAGAATCCCGCGCTGCACATCGTCACTAAAATCGTATTTCATTATTGAGGCTTGTTGAAGTCTAACTTTCCTGGGTTCTTTCCCTGACTATCATAGACTTCCGAGGTCAATTGTCGCGCTCTTTCTACTGCTTTTCCTTTCTCCTCAACGGTTCGGCGTTTAATGGCACCTTTTTCTGCCCACTCATCCCACTTAGGGGTGACTTTGGAGTAATGCTTCCACCCCGTGTTTATGGCCCTCTTGGATGCAGCCATAGCCTCATTGTAAAACTCATGAGCAGAGTCTTTATCTAAGCCCTTCTCTTGATACTTTTTGGCTCTGGCTCGGTTGGTATGACAATCTCCTTTGAATTTGAAAGTAGTGACTGATGACCAATTTCTTCCACGCATCTTACCGCACTCAGGGCACTCTGTCTCTTTTGGAGCCTGACCTAAAGGGTGATCTTGCTCCCAAATAACTTGACAGTCGTTGCAGATCCAGTCGTAAACAGTCACCCCTGCTCCTCCGACAGCCTAGCATTAATTTCAATCCACTTCTCTTCCGCTTCGTCTTCTACACGAATTGCATCAACAGGGCATTCAGGCTCGCAAGCACCGCAATCAATGCACTCATCAGCGTGAATAAACATAGGAAGATTAGCAAACTCTTCTTTAGGCTCTACTTCATAGATACAGTCTACAGGGCACACTTCGACACAGGCTGTGTCTTTAGCAACTACACAAGGTTCTTGGATTACATATGTCATTCAGTTTCTCTCCACTTAAAAAGAACAGCTTTCTTCTGCTCATTCTTAATAATATCAATCACAGCATCGGTTTGCTCCCAAGGCAATTTGGTTTTATGTGTTATCCTTTTCCACATACTGTCTACCTTAGTCTTACGCATTTGCTTAACACACGCGGTCCTGCATTTGCTCTCCGCTTTCGTAATTAATAATACACCCTCTGGGCTGTCCTTTTTAATACCTTCTTTTTTAATTTTTTTCATCTCTGATGTAGCACCCATCAAAGCAGTCCAATCAACCACTCCTGGCTGTCGAACCATGCGTAGATCGCTTAATCCACAAATATTGTCCTCCGCATCAGCTACCCACTCAATAGCAGAATCTACCATGAAGGTGTGTTCCACAACTGGAGGAAGGCAAGCAGTTATAAATCCTAGAAAGAAACTCATCACCCTAACCATTGAAATAATCCGTACAGCAAAAGAGAACCTAGAGTAGCATAGAGAACAGCTAAAGCGACGATCTCTCTTGTTACTTGGTCATCCCTATGCGCCACAATCTCCTCCTGCTAAAGAACAAGCTTCGCCCGTCTGCACAGAGGCGGTTTTATTTTCGCCCTTCATATACTTATCGACATTAGTTTGTGTAAGAGGGATTGCCTCTAAAGGCTCATTACCTTTCGAGCCTGCGCGATAAACCGTGAGTCCTTTAAGGTACGGAGCATAGTCCAAAGCCGCTTGAGAAAACTCCTCGGGAGTAGAAGTTGCGGGAAGGTTGATGGTTTTTGAGATACAGGAATCCATGTACTTTTGGACCGTAGCTTGTACCTTAATATGATCCTCGGGGGCCACATCATACGCTCCGACGAAGTTGTCCAGCGGCTTACCTGATTCATACCATTTTTGGAATAGCGGATCGACAACTAGCTGCTCCTTCCAAACATTCGCTTGACGATATCTACGGTTATACATAGCAGAAAAAATTGGCTCAATACCACTTGAGACACCGTGAAGCATAGAGATTGTTCCGCAGGGCGGAATAGTAAGCATAACGGCATTACGAATACCATGGCGCTTAACAAGCATCCTAATGCGAGCGGGGAGTGTTTTTGCATAATCTTCATCTAAATATTTTTTGTAATCAAACTCTGGGAAGGGGCTCTTGTCTCTTGCGAGGTATACGGACATCTTGTATGCCTCGTCCCGTATTGTAGAAAATAGTCTATCTAAAAACTCCAAACACTTTTCACTACCATACTTAATCCCAAGCTGAATAAGCATATAATGTAAGCCT